ATGAAAGGAACAAACGTAGATGATCCAAGAACAACAATCTGAGTAAATGATTTGTAATTGAGTTTCAGAATATTTTGCTCAAAGTTTTTCTGCTGATCAACAGCGGAAGCTTCTTGATTAAACAATACTCCATTACAATAGATCTCAAACTTATTTGGTTTGATGCCACGGATTACTTTGTAATCATTCTTACCAATACTGAATTCAATTTCAGTAAGACAATCTTTCTCATTGATACTATTGACAAGCAAAGGCTTATTGATCTTACGAAATGGCTTACCAAACAGAGAAAAGGTAAGAGCATCTAGAATAGTGCTCTTACCTGCTCCGTTAGATCCAACGATTAGATTTGTTTTTGCTGCTTGCAAATCAACTTCACTGAAGGTGTTCCCTGTAGAAAGAAAGTTTTTCCATTTGATCTTCTTAAAAATAATCATTCTAAATCGTCAGGTGGAATCAATAAATCGTCTGGTGTGATGATAGAGAATTTTTGTCCTCTATCTTGACATGCACTTATTATAACATGGTCGTCAATCTCTACGATCTGCATTGGAGGATAATCTTCATCATCTTCCAGCATCATAAGATAACGATCTGCATCATCTTCTTCCTGAAAGATCGGTATTACTCTATCTTCCATTTCATCAAAGACAGAGTAAACGCCATCTGGATGATCTTCTAGGGTTACGATGAACATGCTAGGCAACGCTGCAACTTTCAATATATAGAGATCTCATTAAAGTTTTAAGATCTGATTTGTTTACGGACATTTCCACCTCATCAATATATTCGTTAAGAAGTGTGAGAGTATCCTTCGCAGAAATCTCTATATCTTCTTGGTCATCTGTGCCGACAAGATTTTCAACAATCTTTACGTCATGAACACCTACGTTGTAAAGACGATCAACCAATGTTTCAAACATTTGGTAGTCTCTCTTTTCGCTAACGACGATCTTGATGAACTTGTCTTTATAGTCAGACACATCGAGTTGGTTGTAGTTCCCCATCGTGTCATCGTAGATGATCTTTTCAAAGATCTCGAACGGGTTAGCGACAAACTCAAGTTTATCACTTTGAGTATCGTAAATATGAAATCCACGGGGGTCTTTGTAATCATTCCAGTACATTTGATAGGGATTGCCAAGATACTGGACGTTGCCTTTCTTAGAACGATGATGGAAGTGTCCAGACCAAACACGATGGAAACGATGGAATAATCCAGCATCCATTCCGTGATCCATCATCATACCAGGGGTAACTTCAAACCCACTAAGTTCAAGGTGACCACAGCAAATATCAGCATCAGAAGTTTCAAGTAGCTTCAAGACATCATCGCGGTTTTCTGAGTTGATCCAAGGCAACATGAGAAACTTTTTGCTGCCAATAGTAAGGTGCTTTGGTTCAGAGTAGATAGTGATGTTTGAATACTGCTCTAGCAGTAACTCGGGTGAATTGATGCGATTGGTATTCTTGTAATAAGTACAGTGATTACCTAGAAGCATATGTACTTTGTAACTTTGTAGTCTGTCAAAGTAGTTTGCTTTTACACGATGAAACGTGTTGAAGTCCATGGACTTACGATTGTCAAAAGTATCACCCAGATCAATAATGTGTGTGACACCTTTTTTCTCTAGTGTAGGAAAGAATACATTGTCATAAAATTTCTGGAAGTAATCCCAGAATGCCAATGATCCTTTACGTCCATCAAGATGCTGATCAGTAATCAGTGCGATCTTCATAGCTTGCCTCCAACTGTTCCATCATATTGAATACCTGTTTCAGGGAACCCTTCTCGTTTTGCTTGTAGATACCAACTGGTCGTAGTGATAAGGTGTTCCTTTGTAAGTGCGGTGATAATTCCCTCACCTTCCTTACTGTAGCTAGTCCAAGTTCCAAAGCGTTTCTGTTCGATACGGAATTCATCGTCAATCCATTCATAATTTTGAGTTTCACTCATCGGTTCATTCTAGTCTCAATACTTTCTTTGATACTGCCCATGTCAGAATATGATGCATTCATTCCTGACATACTACCATCAAATGTGTCCGTGTGCATCACTTCGTCGTAACCAGAACGCTCAAGGATCTTACCTTTGATTTCCAGTTGTTTCTTTTCTTTCTGAATACGACGAAGGAATGCGTAGTAAATGATTTGTGTGAAATAAGCAAACGGATTAGTGGATTTCTCTGGATCAAAGTTATCAATATACTGTAGGCAATTTTCAATTCCGTCGCAGATCATATCTTCACGGAACATGTAATTGACAAAGTTTGGTTTGTATGATAAGTGGGTGGCGATCTTTAGAAAGCACTCCCCTAAGTAATTGGTTACTCGTGGTCTGGGTTTACCCGCTTCCTTAGCAGCAATAACCTTCTGCCGATATGCTGAGATAGCGGCAAGAAATTCTTTGTTATTAACGTAATTTTCTGTTTGCTTTTTTCTGGTCATTACTGCTAATGTCACGGATATCTCACATAATCTGTATCAAGTGTAGCATGGTATGGGTCAAATGTAAAGGGGGGTTGACAAAACCTCAGAAACTCAGTAGAATAACTTTGTTGAGGTTTCAGGATGAGTTATAGCTTTTAACTTTTCTTATAGATATCTTCTAAAGCTTTTTTGGTTTCTTTAATTGAACCTAAGTAACCAGCCCTTCTAGGTAATTTATTCCCTCTTCCCGCTAGTGTCTTTCCACTATGCATTCGGTTGAGGGTTTTTTCATAGAACTCAACTAGTTCTCCTTCTACTTCAGTCATTGTAAGAACATGATCTCGTTTGATAATAAACATCTCATCAAATGTAGCTGAGATCCATTCTTTTAATGCAAAACCAGTTACTTCTAATTGACCTTTTTTCTGTTTAGCATTTTCTACTGCTAGAGGTCTGTCTAACATTATTTTATCTTCATCAGGAAGGTAGCAGACTTTTGCTACTACCTCTTCACCTGATACTAGTTTCAACGTTGCGTAAAACTCTTCTTCCATATTAGCTTGCTCTAAGGTTTACTCGTATAACCTCATATTTGAAATTCTCTTCATTGTAAATGTTTACTCTTTCATTCAAATGTTTGAGTGTATAGTTCTGACCACCGATGTCGTCAGCAATGTCATATAAGGTTGCCATATCTTTTCCTTCACCCTTACGCAACACACGACCAATAGATTGTAAATTTCTGATACGCGATTTACTTGGTGAGGCGAAGATAATATTGTGTAATCTCTTGATGTTGATACCAGTTGAGAATGTACCGTAAGACGCGATGATAACAGCGTTATTTTCAGTCTCAGTAATCTGTCGGACTTGTTCCCTGTCTTCAACATCAGTCCCACCATGTACGAAAAATACTTTTCGTTGTGGGTCTACGGTGCTATTTATCAAATCAAAAAGTGGTTCCCCATGCTTCTCAATATAGTTGAACAGAACAAGAGTGTTACCTTCAATATCTTTAACAAGATTTTTAATCAGATTATTCCTGCCACGATGTTGAACAAGATAATCAATCTCATCATGATAGCTTTCAAAATATTGCGGAGCATGTTTACATAGCAACACTTTGATCCTAAATTTAGATAGGTAACCAGACTTGATCAGATCATCTGTTTTAGTAACACGCTCACAATCACCAAACAAACCTTCAAGAACCCACTTGTGTGTCTTGCTACCATCAAGTGTTCCAGTGAAACCAAATCTATATTTTGCATTATGAAGCTTTGTCATAATACCAGTGAGTGACTTAGACTTGAACAAATGAGCTTCGTCGCCAATCACACAATCAAAGTCATCAAAATATCTCTTGGGAAACTTATAGATTGATTGCCAAGTTGAAATGACTATCGGTTTGTCAGTATTCTTATCCTTGCCAGAGTAAATCTTATGAACGTAATCTTCAGCATTCCAACCATAGTCAATAAAATCGTTGACCATCTGTTCTACCAGGGACGTAGTAGGGACGATGATCAGCGTTTGCTTATGGGTAGCAGTATAGTATCTGACGAGGGAATAGATCATCAGAGACTTCCCAGACCCCGTAGGAG